TGACATTAAATTATTATTAAATTATTATTAAATTATTATTAAATTATTATTAAAGTTAAACTTATATATAGTATTATATAGAAATAAAAGGATGTTTATGAGTTTAATAGAAATGAAACCAAAAGATATAAAAATTTTGAAAGAAGAATTATGGAACAAGAATAATAAAAAGTGCCCTTTATTAGATATAGAAGTTCCGTTAGATAAAATTGTATTAGACCATATACATAAACTAAAGCATGATGAACCGTCTGAACAAAAAGGTACTATAAGAAATGCAATAGAATTTCGTGCTAATTCAATGGAAGGTAAAATAACAAATAATTGGAAGAGATATTTTGGTTCGGACGAATCTAAACACCTTATATCCTTGCCAAACTTCCTAAGAAATTTAGCTGATTATTTAGAAGAGGGTTCTTATTATGATGGTAATTATTATATACATCCGAATGAAGTTCCAAAAGAATTATTAAGAAAATCAAGTTATAATAAATTAAAAAAGTTATATGGTAATTCGTCAAAAAAAGCTAAATTTCCTGCATACCCTAAGTCTAAAAAATTAACTAAAAAATTAAAAGAGTTATTTTTAGAATTTAATTTAGAACCGGAATTTTATTAAATTCAAAAGCTTTTATGTAATCCTTTCTATATAAGCATTCGGTAGAATTTCAATAGAAAAATAGATAGATAGATGAATTACCATAATTCGTTTCAAAACGAATTACCAAATATAATCTGTATCTCTACTAACTGGGTCAGTTTCTGTAGGAATAGATGAAGGACCTTCCCCTGCTACATGCTCAGGAATTTTATATAAATGCGTATGACTATCATATGAATCTCGTAACGAGCTTAAATTACCGGTACTATCTGCAACTTCACCAGAAGTGGTTACACCGCCACCACTAGAAACTTTACCAGTAACTTCTAACCCTCCACCATTAATTTTTACTTCACCGTTAATCAATAATTTACCATCTGCATCAATAGTCATTAATCCTGATATATGTTCATTGTATGTGCCTTTTATAGCTCTTTTAACATAACCTTCTATAATAACATCCATATTATTTTCTATATAGGATTTTACGGATTTTTTAATATGTTCTTGAACATCGCCATAATGTATATAATGATTTTCATCACCAACAGATTTTTGAACAAAACTTCCATCTGGTTTAATTTCTATATAACTACCAGATTTATGATAAACTCTAACTCGTTCATTATTTTTTGTATCATCTAATTCTATTATATGACCAGATTCTGTTTCTAATACTCTATTATAAGGATATGCAGTTTTATCATTAGTGCTATCAGGTTCTTCTTGTGATACATTAGCACCGGATTTACTATCGTTCTTATTAACAGTATCTTTAGCATCTATAATTTTTTTATGAATAGTTTTATCTAACTCTTCTACTCTTGTTAATCTATTAATATCTGGTTCATCTAATCTGTCATCAAAAGGATATACACCATCTGGGTCACAAAAACCTTCACCGGACTTATATAAACCTTCGCTTGATTTTGTAGGAACACCTGATATAGAACCTATAACAATAGGATAATTTGCATCATCGTTTTCCAAAATTACCCATACCATTGTACCTTGTTTTGGGATACTTGATAAACCTATACCAGTGTTTAAATTATTATCTGAACTTATTATAACTTCCGCCCAAGGTAAATCTTTCGAGGCAACTGTATTGAAATTGTCTGAAGAATTTTCATTATTTTTTGTATGAATACCAAATATTCTAACTCTAACTCTTCCGTTTTTATTTGGATTAACATTATCCTCTATAATAGCTCTATATAATTTCATCGTTTCTCCGTAAAGTCTATTCTTGATAAGGATAATTTTTGAATTAATTTCCCGCCAATAAATTTATCTTGAACTTTATAGCAAGTATATATTCCGGATTGTACAATATTACCTTCGTTTCTTCCTTGAATATGATTTAAGGAACCTGCTAAATCAACATTGTAATTAAAATAAAATTTATTATATTTTATATTTCCATATAATATAACTTCTATATTTTCATTTTTTGAAAAAACACTTAATTCTTTTTCTAAATAATTGCTAGTAGAATGTTGCTGTGTATTATATTTAATTCCATAATTCGTCTGCATATCGGAATTATCATATGTATTTAATTTATAATTAGTATAAACATCTTTTAATGTAGAATTATGTTCTTGTATTGTTTTTTTATCAAAATTATAAAATTTATAACTACTTATTGGTGGTTTATTTAATAAATTATTAAAATTAATTTTTAATTCGTGTATTTTAAAAATGTAATGTTCACTTGGTACATTTTGTGTTAATTTATGAGATATATTTGAATTATCCACTTTATCTAAAGTTTCTAATTTTGTAGGGTATAATTCCGAATATTTTTTTAAATGCATACCATATCTATCTTGATATATGGTACACCCTTCTTTCTCTAATTCTTTTAAAAACCATTCTAAAAAAGAGATATGCTGAGGAACTACAATAAATTCTATTTTATTTGTTATTGTAAAATTTGTATTCGTTTCTAAATTTAAATATTTTAAATAATCATTTAATATATCTGTTAATGTTGTATTACAATAAGATTTACTAATATATGTACTATTCAACACATAATAAATATTATCGATAAATGTAAAATTTAACATTTTAATTTTATTAACAAATAATTCCTCTGACTTTACTATACGAAACTCTTTTTGAAAAAAATTATCAAAACTATCTTTAGCATATATTGTTAATGTAGTTTCGTAATTTGGTTGAATTTGATTTAATATATCTAAATTATCTTTAATTAATATATTTCCTTCTATACCGAATTTAGAACTATCCCAAGATATTTCGCAAGACATTAAATCTTCATCTGTAAGTGTTAATTCATTTATTTTTATTTCTATATATTTTAATAAAGAATTATCGGATAATGCGGATTGGTTTATATTATTTTGCATTAAATATAACCTTTATCTCTAGCTAATTTTAAAAAGGCCTGAATTTTATTTGGTGATATTACTTTTATTAGTCTTAATGATTCGTTTTTTTCGGTAATTTCTTTTAATATTTTTTCGTTGAAATTATATATAAAATTATTACTTAAATTTGTAAATAAATTTAAATAATCTTGTGAAATATCCGTAACTTTTTCTTCTAATAATTCATATGAATATGACATATCAAATAAAGGACTGTATCCGTTTATAAGTAATAACAAATCCCAATAAACAGGTGTCCCATATAATTTTTGGGAAATACTCTCTATTTTCTCATCGTCCTGCATAGAATAATATTCAATATAATCCGATAACTCTAATTCTGGCATATTTAATAATAAAGTGTAATTAAAAGAAGTATAATCTACTACTTTTGTTTCTAAGTCGTAGTTATTATATTTTAATACAGAGTTATTCATTATTTCCCTCCTGTAGGTGTTGCATATTGCATTCTTTTATCTCTAAAAGATAAAGATAATTGCATATATTTTGGAACACCATCACCTGTTTGTTGCATTTGCCCATCTGCACCATAATTAATATTTACAGATGTGCACACTACTTCATCTAATTTTATCATATCGTTAATATAAGGATTTGCTATTTGAATTTCAAAGAAATGAGGAGCTAATACCATAGCTCCAGACATTGTAGACTCTGGTAATGTATATATTTTAAATAAATTAATAATAGAAATCATTGTCGTAGCTTCTTCTATATTATTAGGAACTAAGTCAAATGTAAATGTAAATTCCCTCGGAGCTGTACCTGTATAAGATTGCCAATACCCTGGGTTACCTATAGGCTTTCGCATACCAGCTGCGTTAGCAGCCATACCCATAGCTTTGTCTATCGACATACCTCCTACATTAGCATTACCTAATGTTTCATAAGCTGTACCCATTAATCCTTTTTCTGTACTAAATTCATGAGAAGTGCTTTCTGAAAACTCGTTTGGTAATGGTAAAATAAAAGTCATAACTGCTTTAACTGCTTTATTTAATTCTTTTTTTAATTCGTTTCCTGCTTCTATTCTTTCTTGCAATTTATCTAACCCACCAGGTGCTGTTCCTGATATTTGCTCAGAAACTGCTTTAACTATATTTGAACCTGTATCATATGCAGCTTCCGCAAATTTAACAGCATCATCAAAACTAGCATCAGATTTTTTAGCTATAATTTTTATATGTCTATATTTGTAACTATCTAATCTTAATGTTTCTGGGAAAACTAAAACATTATCACTTGGTGATTTTATATCTACTAATTTTCCTGGTTTCTTAATAGCCATTAATAATCCTTACTAAATTTCTTTCATTATTTTACTGAATGCTAGTATTTGAAAATGCATCACTTAATGTAGCGTTTACATTACTTTCAGTATTTATAATTATATTTTTAGATTCTGCAGGTTGAACTGTATTTACGATATTTACAGATTTTGATGTTTTAACTAATTTGCTTGAAACTTGATTAGCTATTTTAACTCTATTATCTTTATACGATACTGGTTTAACTATATTTTTATTATAAACTTTGTTTGTAACTACATTAGATGAATTATTACCTTCATTTATAGTTATTTCGTTTAATGTATTAGTTGAATTATTAGTTGAATTATTAGTTGAATTATTAAATAATGATTTATTTACAACATTATTTTGAACTTTATTAGTATTAACATTAGTATTAACTCTATTTGTATTTTTAACTTTCTTAATACCAATATATTGTTTGTTTGTATATATAGCTCTATTATGAAACTCGGATAATTTCATAGATTTTAATTCTTTTAATTCTGATTTAAAATTTAATAATTTAATATTTTCATTATTAATTAATTGTATTAATTCTTCTCGTCTTGTGTCTGATTTTACAGATTTTAATTCTGTATTGTATTTTTTAATTAATGTATTTAATTTATTAATTTTATTTTCTGTTATTTTTATAGCTACTTTTTTTCTATTTACATTAATGTTTTTTGTAATGACTGAATTAGATACTTTATTAACAGAATTATTAACAGAATTAGATACTTTATTAACAGAATTATTAACAGAATTAGATACTTTATTAACAGAATCATTAACTGAGTATAATTCTTTTTTTCTTAATTCTTTTTTTCTTAATTCTTTTTTAACTTCAATATCTAATTCCGATTCCCCTCGAAATGCACCAGAAAACATATTACCAAAACTTCTTAACGATTTTTTAAATATAGATTCTTTTGGTGTTACATCAATTTCACCTTTATCTGCTATAGCTTTTCTATTGATGCCTAATGGTTCAATATGCCAAGTTTCTTTAGGATTAATTTTCACCATAGCTCTATGCATATTGTATTTTTTTAATAATTTATCTGTAACAGCTTTTTTACTATAAGAATCTAAATCCACAGCAACACCTGCATTATGCATACTTCTACCTGGTATAGCTACCCATTTTCTTGTTTCATTTTTTAGTTGTTCTTCTGACCAGTCTGGGTGTTTTGAAGCTAATTGTTTGTACTTTTCATCCCATAATTTTTTCTGATATTCTTTAGAGCGAAATGCAGAAACTATTCCTATTTTTTTACCTGGGGTTTCTAATGCAAACTCTTCTGCCAAGCCTATTAAATTATTAACAAAATTAGAATCTAAATCTTTAATATTAACATTAGCACCTATATTAGCTACAGATTTTAAATCTGCAATACCTTTATCTGTTGTTGTTTTATTTGATACATTACCGGACTCTATACCAGTGGTTACAGATTTTATAACATTTTTTCTAATAACAGAACCTGGTGTAGATTCTTCTTGTTCTATTAATGCTTGTGTAGATTTTAAATTTTTAAATTCTTCTTTTCTAGATTTAATTTGATTATTTAAACTTATAGATTTTTTAACTAATATTAAATATTCCGGTTCTTTTGTTAATTTATTTTTTTGCATATAAATTAATTGGGATTTCACAGAATTTTGTTGTTGTTTTAAATCTTGATATTTATCACCATTAATTAAAAGTCGCTCAACAGTTTTCATCTGTTTTAAATTTTTCTTTCTTTTAGTTTCTAATTCTTGATGTATTCTTAATTTTTCTTTTCTTTTAGATTCTAATTCTGCCCATTCTTTATCTGTATATTTTGCTCGGTTTGTGCTATATTTTAATGCACTGATTAATATACTTTTATCTGTAGATACCCAATTATAATTAGCAATTAAATATTTAATTGTTTTTGTATCTAATTCTTTTATAGAACTTCGAACTTTAATATAAGACATAAAACCAGCATACTTAGGAAAATTACTGAACTCTATAATACCAGCTTCTTCTAACGACGATTCTATTGCACTTTTACCTTTTAATTTAATTTTAGTTTTAGCTTTTTCTAATTTGTCTAAATCTTTAGGTTTAACACCAAAGAAATGTTCTGACATTGCTTGTGCAAAGCCTTTATCTTTAAAACTTTGAACTAATTCTTTATCCATACCTAAATTAATTAGTGCATCCCTAGTTAAAGAACCAAAAGCATCTTCCATAGAATTATACCCTGAATTTTTAGCAGCAAATGTTAATAATTCATATATACCAATAGTACCCGCTATAATAGCACTAATAGGTCCACCAACACCTGATAATAATTTTGGTATTAATTTTGTAAATACAGGTTTTATTAATTCTATACCACTTGTAGCTAAGTAATTAGACATTTTTAATGCTAATGTAGATATAATTTTACTAGATTCTAATATAGAATTTATAGATAATTTTACTAATTTTAATAATACAGGTTTAACCAATGTATTAAATACATCACCACTAAATAAAGTTTTTCCAAATGCTAATAAAGCACCTGCACTAGATAATAATTTAGATAAAAAGTTTGATTCTTCCGACTCTTTATTTTCTTTTTCTGTTTCCGACTCTTTATTTTCTAATGCAGTAATTCTATTTAATAAATCTTGTATTTGATTTGTATGTATTTCTGTGTCTTGTTTATCTTCTACTTCTTTAGGTTCATTTAATTTAGAAATTATTATTGCATTTTGTTTTGATATATGTTCTAATATTTTATTATCTTGTTTGACTTTAACACTTGAGGATTTTTTAATAAGAGTTTGAACAAGTTCTGCACCAGCAATATCACCATTAGCTTCTAAATTTTGAACTAACTGTTCTTGTTGAGATAATAATTTAGTAGGTGTAATAGTATCTTGATTAACTTTCTTAAGTTTTTTATACTGTACTAATTTACCGTTTGCTTTAGCTGTTGCTTTACGCATTTTCTTGCTCATTTTTCTCATTGTTCAAGTTCCTCTTTTGTTGTGTTTAATAATCCTATAAATATTGACCTTTCAAATGGTAGCATACTATCTACATCTTGTTTTGTGTAATGACTAAAAAATATCAAATCATTATATGTTTTATATAATGACATTAATGTGTCTTCCGACATATTATCTATAATATATTTACTATCTGATATATCAAAGTATTGTTTATTTCCACATAAACTGCACATACAAGGTAAATTAAAATTAAATTTAACGATACTTTCTTCTACTAATTCATATAATTTATCATATTCATCTAATTCTAATTCATCTACATTTGTATCTACAAATTTATGAAAATTATCTTCCGTTAAATCTTCATATATATCTTTAACTTTATCCGATTTTTTACCATTTTTGTGTATATTAGAAATGTTAAGTACAGATTCTATAGGTTTATTGCAATTATCACAAATAAATTTTATTGGTATTTCCTCACCAACAGAAATAGCTCTTAATTTTAATAAAATTAATTTTTTTTCGTTATCGGTTAATTCATCTAATTTATTATAATCTATATAATTAGATAGTGTTTTTATAGCTTCGTCTAGTAAACCCACATTAAACAATTCTGTACCCATTAATAAAGATTTTTCAGCGGAAGTATTATACGGTTCTAATCTAATAGTTTTATCACCGTACTTCAGCTCATATAATTTCATCTTTTAAACCACACTGAAGGGAAAAAATCCGGTATTTCATCAAATGAATAAACTTGTTTATATTGACAATGGTTACATTCTAACTCTTTTATATCTGATAAATATGCCTTTTTATCCACCCATTTATCTAAAATTTTATCCATAACATCAACATCTAACTCTTCTAGAAAATCTTGAACTTCATTAAATCCTAATTCTTGGTTATTAATACTCATAATATGATATATAAAATCTATAAAAAATGCTTCATCTGAATTTGTAGCTTCTTTTAATGTTTTTTGATATAACTCTTTATTAATAATCTCTCCAAGTTTTATTGTAATATTATCAACTTCTATATTAGAATAATTAGCAGGTTTAAATTTAATAACATCATCTAATTCTAATTCAATCGAATTTTCTGCACTACATTCTTCACAAATATAATCAAAAGTAAAAGTTTCACTAACAGATTTACTTCTAATTGCTGTTAATACATAACGAAATTCATCTGCACTAAAAACATAATCCCTATCTATACAATTATAAACTAAAACATTACTTGCTTCTTCCTCAGATATATTTTCTACATCTTCTAGAATTTTTAAGAAATTCTTTCTATCTTTAACTTTCCATTTTCTGTAATTTATAGATAAATTACCTAATTGTAATTTATATGGGTATTTTGTTTGTTCTGTATGTTTTGTGTCTTGCATTATTTTCCTTTATATTAAATTAACTGGACTTAATACTTTAAATCCTACACTAAATTCTGCAATTTGATTTTCTGTTGTTGTATTAAAATCTAATTGAGATACATTTTCTATCATAACATTTTCATATTGAAATAATGGTATCATACTCTCGTCTAAATAATCGGCATCTTTATATAAAGTCATATTAAATGAAACATCATCAAAATAACTAAACTTTGACATTCTATACATATTTAAAAAGGTTCTATATAACCCCATCTGGTCAGAATCTCTAAATGTTACTGTGAATCTATACATTTCATCTCTACCGTTATGAAATTTCCACATATCTCCTTGAAATACTTCTATAGGTGTATTTGTAAATTGGGGTGTACTTACACTAATAATATGAACTTGTAAATTGTCATTTGTTATATTTGATTTTTGCCAAATTTTGTTTAATGCACTAGCACCATCAAAATTAAATTCTAAATTAAATGAATTAATATAAGACCATTTTTTCTGATAAGCTTGGGATATTGTATCTGCTAATGTCATTAATTTCCTCTCTATATAGATGTATAACTATTTATAAATAACAATATAACTATAAGGAAATAAAATGGCTTCTCAAATACAAAATTTATTAGATAATGTTATTGGTGATGGTGCAAGATCTGCTAAATTTGAATTAAGTATTCAGTTACCATTTACCGATTATTTTCCTGAGAATTTAGATATACAAACAATGGTTAAATCATCATCATATCCAGGAAAATCTATAGACACTATAGATGTAAAATATAAAGGTAGAAGCATTCCTGTTAAAGGTCAAGTTAAATATAATCAAACTTGGGATTGTACTTTCTATTTAACAGAAGACCATAAATTAAAAAATGCTTTTGAAGTATGGATTGAAGCTATGAATAACGAAAATTATATTTCCTTTGATAGTGATGTTAATTATAAAAAACAACAGCAAAAAGTATTAAAAAAATATACCTCCGAAATCCTAATATCCCAATTAAATTTTGAATTAGATGAAAATCGTATAGATTATTTTCTACAAAATGCGTTTCCCATATCTGTATCTCAAGTTGAAACATCTTATGATGCTGTAGGGCAAATTAGCGAATTTACAGTAACTTTTTCTTATAGTCATTATATATCAATACCATATAAAGAAACTAAATCTGCCGTTCAAGCAATGTTAGATGAAGGTAAAAAAGAATTACAAAATGCTGTAGATAATGTAAAAAAAGAAATAGTATCTAGTATATCCGACACATCAGGAAAAATAGGAAACTATTTTAGCAATACATCATCTACTGATGAAATATATAAACAAGAAAGAGGTATGATGGATGGTGAATTATAATGGGTATTAATTTTACAATTACAGATTTAAAAAAACATTTAGGTCCAGGATTAGGTTTAAGAAAAAATAAATATTTACTCGAATTACCTGTACCAGGAATTGCAGGTGCATCTTTAAATATATTATGTAGAAGTGCAGGATTACCAGAAAGAAATATCACAACTTCCACTATATATCATAAAGGTAGAAAATATAATGTTCGTGGTGAAACAGATTATACAGGTACTTATGAAATATCATTGGTAGACGACTCTGATATGCAAATTAGAACTATTTTTGATAAATGGTTGAAACAAATAGATAACTCTAAACCTAAAAATTCTGGTATTGTAGGTGCATCATTTGAAGAAATTGCACCTGGGTTATTAGATAATATTAAAGATGGTGTAACTGCTATAAATCAGGCTAAAACTACATTAGAAAATCCTAATGATTTTATTATAGGTTTATTAGATGAAGGTATTGGAACATCTTCTGCAGCATATCAAACTGATGTTAATATATGGCAACTTGATTCGTATGGTGAAAAAGTAAAAGGATATAAATTACAAAATTGTTTCCCTAGTTCATTAGGTATTGTTACATTAGAAGATGGTGATGAAAACACATTATCAGAATTTTCTGTAACACTAACATATTCCGAATTTATACCATTAGTTAATGAATCTTTAGGTGACGGTTTATTAAAAGCTGCTTTAGGTGATAATATTAACGATACAGTAGATGGAATAAAAAATATATAAATACATTAAAGACATATTCTATAAGAATAAATTTTAAAAAAGGAAAAAATAAATGGCAAATACTTTATCATTATTAAAGTCGGCACTAAATTCTGGTGCTAGAGCAAATAAATACAGACTCAATTTTGCTGTACCAGGTACAGTTAAAACAGTTAGTAATCTTCAAGATGCAGATATACTATGTAAAGCAACTCAATTCCCAGCAATGACTATTGGACAAATTGAAGTTTTTAACCAAGGTAGAAAATTAATTGTACCTGGAGATACAACATACGAGAATACTTGGAATATTACTTTTTATAATACAGAAGACCATGCTCTTCGTAGAGATATGATAGCTTGGATGGTTGCAGCTGACCATTTTCAAAAAAATACTCATAGTGGGAACCCATCAAGTATTATGGGTGAAATGTCTGTAGAACAATTAGACTCTGCAGGTAATCCAACAGCTAAATATACATTTCATAATGTATTTGTATCGGAAGTTTCAGCAGTTGATGTTGCAGATGATACAGCAGACACTATTCAAGAATTTGATGTAACATTTACATTTAGTGATTGGGTAGTTGGTGATGGTGAATTTAATGAACCAAGTGCAGGAAATAGTGCTACTAATAACGATGTAGCTTAATTTCTTTTTAGAAGTCTTTTAGGAGGCTTCTATAGAAGATAGTTAAAGGAATACTATGCCTAAAATAAAAGAATTTACACCAACACAATCAATGAAATTAGTTCAATCTATGTTTAAGAATAAAGTTAAACTTAAACAGGAAAATTTTAAACCAGGCACTATTCTTTTTTATAATTATAATGCAAAAGATAAAACACAAACTTACGATAGGACACCATTAGTATTAATACTTAAAAGAAATAGGACACATACGATGGCGATAAATTTACATTGGGCTCCTACACCATTAAGAGTTGTTTTAGTTAAAAAGATAATTCAAGTAAATAAGAAAAATATTCAATTAAATAAACCCTTAGAATTTGATTATAATCAATTAAGACCCTTTCTAAAAAAAGTAGGATTTGCACCAATTATAAGATTATATATTAATAAAAGAATTTCTAATAAAGGGGTAATTATTCCTAGTTCGGAAATGATGACAGCCGCAAGACTTAAAACAGAAACCTTTACAAATGGTAGAGTGTCCGCAGAAGAGTTATATAGAAAAGCATTAAATAATAATAAAAAATACAGAAAAACTAGAAAACGAAGACAATAATATAAATAGTTTAAAAATAAAGGAATAAAATGGAAAATATTTTAAAAAATGCAGAAGACAAAAAGTTTTTACAATTTTCCAATGCTGTTAAACAAAATATAATTAATAAATTAGATAATCATCCAAAAACTAAAGAGTTTAAAGATGAGTTTAGCAAAATTGCTGATATGAAAGCTGCATTTAATAAAATTAATACTGAGTTTGGTTCCAAAGAGGATTAAAATATGAAATTAGTGTATGATACTATAGATAATGTTGAATTTGTTCAAGAATTAACAGAGTCTACAGGCGAGAAGAAATATAAAATTAAAGGTATATTTTCTAGCCCTGGACAAAAAAATAGAAATGGTAGAGTTTATCCTATGAATTTATGGGAAAGAGAAGTTTCTAAATATCAAGATGTTATTAAAAATGGTTTACCAAATTCATTATTAGAATTAGACCATCCTGCAAGAACGAATGTTGATATGATGGAAGCTGTAGCTAAAATGGAGAAACTTTATATAAAAGATAATTATGTGTATGGTGAAGCATTGCTACTAAATAACCCTAAAGCTAATCAAATAAAAACATTAATCGATGCAGGTATCAAAATGGCAGTATCTTCTAGAGGATTGGGGAAAGTAAATGGTACTTTGGTTGAAGATTTTAAATTAATAACCTTTGATATCATCCCTAATCTTGGTCAATCGGATAGAAATGCTGAAATGCATGGTATTGTAGAGGGTGTATTAGAGGACAAAGAATTTATGATTACAGAATCCGGAAAAATAGAAGAAGTAAAAATATGTTCTAACAATATGTGTCATATGTTTGAAGCAGAGGATGTTCGTAAAGCAACAGAACAAAAGTTTAAAGAGTTATTAGACACTTTAAAGAAAGAATTATAAATAATATAAATAATATAAATAATTAAAGGTAATAAAAGATTTAAGATTTATGAAAAAGTTTGAAAATAATCTTAATCTTTTAAGATTAATAAGGAGCACAGATGTTAGAAAAATTATTTGAATCGCTTGATGAAAAAGTTTTCACAGATGAGCTTAAAGAGTCTTTAGAGAAATCATTTAATGAAGCCGTTGAATTAAAAGCAGTTGAATTAGCTGAAAAATCTAAAACAGAATTAAGCGAAAAAATGGAAATAGAACTTTCAGAAGCGAAAGCAAACCTTGCTGAAGAAGCACAAGAAAAAGAAAAGCTTGTATTAGAACAAGTTGATGTTTATCTTGAAAAGGTTGTTGATGACTTTGTTACAGAAGCACAAGAGCAACTTGACGAGTCACTCAAATCGGAAAAGGCAGATATGATTTTAGAAGCTTTTGACTCTATGATTTTAGCTACAGGTGTAGATGTTCTAAAAATAGAGGAAGCTAAAGATAATACTGAAGTAGAATTAAAAGTTAAAGAGCTTGAAGAAAAATATGATGCTTTGGTAGAGGATTCTATTGAACTTGAAAAACTAAATAAAGAACTACTTAAAAAAGGTGTTATTGCAGAAATGCAAGAAGGTCTTAGTGTTATTGAATCTGACAAATTTGCTAAATTAGCAGAACTTGTTGAGTTTTCAAAAGACGAAACTTACATTTCAAAACTTGAAACTATTAAAGAAAGTGTAAAAAGTGCTGATTCTAAAATAGATGATGAATTAACAGAAAATACAAATGCTAAAAACACTAAAAGTGCTAAAAGTGCTTGGTCACATTTAGTATAAATAAAACAAAATTAGGAGAAATAAATGGAAAATTTAAACGAAAAATTCGCTGATTTACTAGAATCAGAAAAGTTTGCAGAGTTATCTGAAACAGATACTGCTATTATGTTTTCAATGCTTGAAAGCACTGAAAAAGAAATGGAAAAAATGATTAGTGAGGGTACACTTTCTGGTGATGTTGCACAATTTACACCAATTTTAATGCCTATGGTTCGTAGAGTATATCCTAACCTTATTGCTAATGAATTGCTTGGTGTTCAACCAATGGCTATGCCAACTGGTTTTATCTATGCTTTAACTAATTCTTATGCAGGTACTGATAATACTCAAGTAAGTCCTCTTGGAACTTCTATTATTGCTGGTGTTGATGCTATTGGTGTGCTTGTTGAAGGTACTACAATTACTGGTAATAATTCTGGTGCTGTTGGTAAAGTTGCTTATACTGAAGATAACAAAATTCTTCTTGATGTTGTTTCTGGTGTTTTCACTACACTTGATACCGCTTGTACAAATGATGTAGATGATTCTACAACTGCTATTGAAGCAATTTATACAAATGAAGCTGCATTCTCTGCAATCTTTAAAAACTATACTGGAACTTATACAACTGCTCAAGCTGAGCTTCTTGGTAAAGATATGAAAGAAGTTGGATTCTCAATTTCTAAAAAATCTGTTGAAGCTAAATCAAGAGCACTTAAAGGTCAATACTCTGTAGAAATGTACCAAGATCTTAAAGCTCAACATGGTTTACTTGCAGATGAAGAAATTATGTCTCTTATGAGTTATGAACTTCAAGCGGAAATTGACCGTGAAATTGTTGATTTTGTAAATAGCAATGCTACTAATGTACCAAATGCTTCTGATATTTCTTTTACTTCTGCAGTAGATGCAGCTGGTCGTTGGGAAATTGAAAAATACCGTAGAGAAGTTATTAAAATTTCTAAAGAATCTAAAATTATTGGTTTAGATACTAAAAGAGGAACAGGTAATATTTTAGTTGTATCCCCACAAGTTCTTACTATGTTAGAGCAAGTTGGTTCTTTCAAAACTGCTGAACAAAAATCTGGTGTAACTAATCCAATTAGTGGTGGTGTTGCTGGTACTTTTGATAACAAATATAAAGTAATTGTTGACCAATATGCAACTTCTGATTATGCAACTGTAATGTATAAAGGTGCTGACCGTCGTGATGCAATGGGATTCTTTGCTCCATATGTTCCGCTTTCTTTTACTAAAGTTACACATGCAGACTCTGGTCAACCAGCTGTAATTGCTAAAACTCGTTATGCACTTGATACTATTCCAGGTGTTAGTTCTGCAGACTCTAAAGATAGAGCTCAAAAATATGCTAGAACATTTGGTGTTTCTTTCGCTAATACTGCGTTAGCTTAATTAACATGAATATATAATCTCTTAATTGAGGTTATATATTTTATTAATATTCTTTATAATATATTTTACTCCCACAATCATAAATTCTTCTATAATTATTGTTAAACATATTATCCTTTTCACTTAATTCTTTATTGTAATTATCTAATTTATATAATTTACTTTTTTGAAACTTCTTTCTAGAATATAAAATATTTTCGTTTATTTTAAAATAAAAATAATTAGGTTCTGAATTATGACTAAATTTAAATTCTAATTTTTCATATATATTTCCTTGAGACCATCGTCTGTTTGCTTCACTTTTTATTAACTTCGGGTTATAATTTCTCTCAAAATACTTTAGTAACTTACTTGCCCCACCTATTACACTATAATTTAATTTTGAACATAATCTATCTAACGAATCATATTCTTTATACCTAATAAATGTCATTAATGAAACTAAAACATTATTATAATATAATCCTAATTTAATTGTGGAACCTTTAGCGCCTTGTAAATGATTTTCATCTAAAAATTTTAAAGCATCCTGAGTATTAACTTCTTTAATAACACATTTTCTAGCATATATTCTTTTTGATTTTCCTAATTTGTTATTAATAACAGACTTCCAAATTTCTTTTTTGTTCAACCATTCGTTCTCAAATATATGAAATAATTGAATATTTTTAGATTCACATAATTTTGTTTTATCTAAATGTATATACTTACTCAATGATGGTGTGTTGAATTTAGACCATTTACTTACACCTTGACTATGGAATAATAACCCATTATATTCTATAGCAATATTTTTATATAATAAATCTAGTTCTTTTGGTTTTATTGCTGTTCTATCATTTATTTTAAATATATTATTGAAACATTTGTTTATTTCAGACTCTATTTGATGTTTAGTGTACTTATTTGTTACATTTATATTATAATTTGATTTATATTTATTAACATATGACTCTGAAACATTGAAAAAATCCATCATTTCTTTTATTAAAAATCTGTTATTTACTATAAACTTATTTTTTATAAATTCTAAATTTATATTACATATATTACTTTTATTTCTATTAGCTGTACATTCTTTTGAACATAATGTTCTATAACCTGTTTTGAATGTCTTAAATTTAGTTGGTTTATGACACTTAATACATATACCAACACCATATATAAAATTATATATGCTTTCTATATTTAACGATGTGTACTTTAATAATGTATTTAATTCTTTTATATAATTATTTGTTATAAAATAATGGTGATTTAACTTTGTACTAGAATTTTCAACAATGTTTTCTAATAGAAATGTCTTCAAAGAATCTATAGAAATATACCCATAATTCAAATAATCCGATGTATTTTTATTATATAATATTTCCGATAATTTAATATTGCATTGTCTTGAACATACACTATCATACCCTATTTTAAAGTTTCTAAATTTAACCATATTATCGCATACTTTACATTTTGGTTTATCTATATTATGATATAATAAATATAATTCTTCTGTGGTTTCTTTAAATGGATTTTTTGTTATTAATCCACCATCTAATTTAATCCATTTACTTATTTCATGTTTATCTATTTTCATAAATGTTACTTTATTCCTAATTTTGTTCTTGTGGATAGTTTTTAATATAAATTAAATTCCCACTATCATATATTTTTCTATAACCGTTATTATACATATTTTCCGTTTCTGATAACTCAGGGTTATAATTATCTAATATTTTATTTAACTTGTGTTTTTGAAATTTTGTTCTACTCTCTAATTTTCCAAAATTACCTTTAAAATAAAAATAATTTGGTATTGTTTTCCCAGCATAAGTAAAATTAAGTGCAGTATATACATTTTGATGAGAATATGCCCACCTTCTGTTTGCATAACTAATTATGGTATTTGGATTATAATTTCTCTCAAAATATTTTAGTAACTTACTTGCTCCTCCTATTACTGATGTATCGATAGATGAGCATAGTCTACTTAATTCATAATTACCTTTCCCTTTATATTTTTTTTGTGATGGTATTCTAAATGTTATTAATTGAACAAGTACATCTTTAAAATATAAACCAATTCTTACTCTAGAATTTATATTACCTTGTAAGTGATTATTATCTAAAAATAATTTAGCTTCTGATGAACTTACTTCTTTAATTATACAATTTCTAGCATAAATCCTTTTCGATTTTTGGGTTTTAGCTCTTATGATAGATTTCCATATATATTGCTTTGTAGGATTAACCCATTCTGTATCGAATATATGAAATAACTGTATTCCTTTATCCTCGCACATTTCTGTTTTATTTAAATGATTTAATTTTTGTTCTTTTTCTAATAAGTGATTATCAAACATTTTCCACGAACTTTTTCCAAACGAATGATAATTTGTACCATCATATTCTATAGCAAAATTATATTTAGATACTATGATATCTAATTCTTTCGGTGCAATTACATTCCTGTCATTAAACATTGATTTAGTATTTAATTCATTTAGTATGTAATTATATATATAATACTGTTGCTTTGAACGAATAGGAAAACATTTTGGGCATTCTAATTTTCCTTGATAATCTATTGTTCTTGTATATAAATGACCACAACTATGCTTAAATGTTATTTCAGTCTTTCTTCTGGTTTTCAAAAATGTATCATAATCAAAAGAAGACCATATATATTCGCTATTTAAATTTAAATT